AATAAAACTACTGTAATGTTTAAAGAAGATAAATTTGAGTATTTAGTTGAGGAGGCTGCAAAGCTGAACAAGACTAACACAAAGAATATAATGAGTAGAAACAGGCAACGATTTATTGTCGAAGCTCGCAATATGGTTTATGCATTTCTTTCTGAAAATCATTGGGGATGTACAAAGATAGGGAGAGCATTTGGCAAGAACCATGCATCGGTAATTCATGGGTGCAGGAATCATGAGAACGATTACAAAACTTTACACTACTATCGTAAGACTTATGACAACCTAGTTCTTATTATGGCAGAAAATACTGATATGGATGAGGTTGTAAAGTTACGAGCAAAGCAAAGAGAAAAAGACGAGCTTGAAAACTTGCAGAATGAGAATGCCAGACTTAAGGAGAAGATTTACGATTTAAAAGAAAAGACCAAAAAAGTATTACAGGCACACAATCACACAAATACGTTAACCCAAAAATTACATATATTATGCAGCTAAAAGGAACAATCCTTAAAATTAAAGATGTACAAGTTATATCTGACAAATTCAAGAAGCAAGAGGTTATCTTGAAACAAGCCGATACAGAGTACGATGCAGATGTTCCGATAGAGTTTACTCAAGACAAAGGAATAGAGATTGTAAAGGGCTTAAAAGTAGGTCAAAACTACAATATAAGTATTAACATAAGTGGTAGAGAATGGAAAGACAGACATTTTGTGAGTTTAAAAGCTTGGAAAGTTGAAAAGTTAGAGGGTTTCGAGTCTGAACAACCAACATCATCAGTAGATGATTCAATGCCATTTTAATTAAGAGGAGCGTAATGCTCCTTTTTTTTTACCTTTGACAAAACAAAACTATGGAACAACCAAATTATTACTCGATTCTGACTGCATCGGTTAGGTATGACAAAGACTTAACGCCGAATGCCAAACTATTATATTCTGAGATAACTGCATTATCTAACAAGAAAGGTAAATGTTGGGCAAGCAATGGATACTTTGCAGGTCTTTACAATGTCTCAAATACATCTATTTCTAAATGGATAAAGCAATTAGCAGATAAAAAGTACATTCATGTGCAGATGCTTTACATTTCTGGAACTAAGCAGATTGATAAGCGAATTATATCAGTTACCCCTATTAAACAAAAGTTAAATACCCCTATAAGAAAAGTTAAAGGGGGTATTGAAGAAATGTTGCCTACCCCTATTGAAGAAAAGTTAAAGGATAATACTACAAGTATTAATACTACAAGTAATAATAGAGATGGTAAACCATCTTCTCTCTCAATCGTTGAAGATTATTTTAGATTAAAAAACTTTGATTTAAGCGAGGCAATTAATTTCTTTGAGTATTATGAAAGCAATGGTTGGAAAGTGGGCAGAAACGCAATGAAAAAGTGGAAACTCGCAGCAAATAGATGGATAAGGAATGCCAAGCCAAAGAAAAAAGGATTGAGTGAGGAGTATTTTGGAGATTTTATAAACAATCAAAACAAACTGACATGAAAATTTTAAACGAAGATTACAGAGATGTTATTACAAAATTAGATAAAAAAAATACTTTAATTGTAACAGATCCTCCATACAATATAGGTTGGAAATATGACAAATATAAAGACAATATATCAGATGAAGAATATAGTAATTTGTTTAAACCATTTAAAGGCTACAAGTTTGTTGTTATTCATTACATTGAGGATATAATAAAATACATTGTTCCTATTATGGGAGTACCTACAAAATGCGTACAATGGGTTTATAATTCACATCTAAAAAAACAACATAGAACTATTGCTTTTTTTAATTGTAAACCAGACTTTACAAAAGTAACACAACCATATAAAAACCTAAATGACAAAAGAATATTAGCTGAAATAGCTAAAGGTAAAAAAGGTTGTTCAATTTATGATTGGTGGAATATTGATTTAGTAAAAAATGTAAGCTCTGAAAAAGAAGATTATTTTAATCAAATACCTGAAGAGGTTATTGCTAACATTATTAAAATTACTGCTGAAAAAAATGATATTATTTTTGAACCTTTTATGGGTAGTGGCACTACACCAGCAGTAGCATCTAAATTAAATTACAAATATTTAGCAACTGACATAAGTAAAAAAGCATTCGACATAACAACAAAAAGAATTAACAAAGTAGAAAACAATTTATTTAATGTAATATCTTAGCGACATGGAAATAGGAAAACAACCGACAGAACAATTACTAGACTTTTGCTTTAAGACTTTGAATAAAGCATTGTTTGAGATGAGCCAGAACAAAGCTGAGTCAGACAGGAAAGTATTAGCAAACATTTTAATGAACGATCTAAACGACAAATTTTTTAGATTGACTGCTGAAGATGTTACTCAGGCATTTCGCAAAGGAGTGAGAGAGGGAGAGCAGCTTGCAATCAATCCTAGAACTTGGTTTAATTGGCTAAACAAACAAAAGATGAAAACTAACAAACTACGCATTGAGCAGTCGCAAGATGGCGAACGATTACTAATTGAATCGAATGCTAAGAACATAGACAAAGAAGAAGTGCTAAAGGAGTTCCTAACGCTTTGTGTTATAGAACCATTTGAAGAGCATTGCAAAGGAGAGGAGTTTACCTTTCAAGGAATCAATCAAGCATTCCAATGGTTAGAGATTGACAACTTTATTGTGCTAACAACTAAGGACAAAGAGCAAATGTGGGAAGAGGTGCAGGAGGAGATAGTTGCAAGGAAAAAGTTTGTTCACAATAAACGCAAATAATTTCATCCTGTAATTATGTGCAGAGAAAAAGCCTTGAGGATGCATTTTGGTAAGTGGAAGAAAGCAAAGAAAAACCTAAGAAAAGAAATATATAAAATACTAGACAATGGACAAGAGGATAAGTAAATTACTAAAGCAGAATGCAGCTAATGTTGCAAACTCTGGCACCGGCAGTAAGAAAGATATAGGAGGAGAGAAAGAAGTTGCAAAGGCTTGGAAAGAAATACAAAAAGATATTAAGAAAATAGACAAAGAGTTTTACGAAATAATTAAAGAGCGATGACAATAACAAACGAAGATAACATGCAGTTAATGGCTAGGTACGAGGATAACCATTTTGATTTGGCTATTGTAGACCCACCTTATGGGATTGAAACTAAAGGCAACGCACAAGATAGGTTTAATATGGGTAAAGATTTAAGTCTTGTAAACGATGCCAAACCAAATGAAAAATATTTTAAAGAACTATTTAGAGTTTCAAAAAATCAGATTATTTGGGGTTATAATCATCTTTCAGATATGTTACCAAAATGTAGAGAGTTTATTTTTTGGTACAAACATCAACCAGTAGTTACTTTTTCAGATGGAGAATTAGCTTGGACAAGTTTTTTAAAAACTGCAAAATGCTTTGATTTTCCTTTTTACAAAGCAAATATTGATAATAAAAATAAAATACATCCAACTCAAAAGCCTATCAAACTTTACGAATGGCTTTTAATGAACTACGCAAAAGAGGGAGACAAAATACTCGATACTCATTTAGGTAGTGGCTCTATTGCAATAGCTTGTCATAACTTAGGCTATGATTTGACTGCTTGTGAGCTTGACAAAGAGTATTACGAAGCATCTATAAAGAGAATTAATCAGCATAAAGCACAATTAAGGATAATATGAAGTACGTTAAATTTGATACATTTTGGTTGATGTTTGGATTTACTCCTCCTGAAATGCCAAGAGGAAAAGACAAAAGAAAATGAAAGCAGCAGAGGACAAACTACAAACTGCTATTGTTTCCTATTTAAAGATGGAATACGATGTTTTATATTGTGCATCTTTAGGAGGTCAATATCAAAGGTATCATTAGCAAAGGCTCAAAGCCAAGAGGACAGGATACGTTAAAGGGTTTCCAGATTTATTTATCTATGAAGCAAGAAACGGATTTAATGGCTTGGCGATAGAGCTTAAAGTAAAAGGTAACTATGCAAGTCCATCTCAAAAGGCATGGATTGTAAACCTAAACAATAGAGGTTACCTTGCCAAAGTTTGCACAGGCTTTGACGATGCAAAAGAAACGATTGATAATTATTTTAAAGAAGATTAAACATGATACAAAACGTCATAATAATTGCATCAACTGCAATAGCATTAACAGTAATTGTTGAATCATTTAATAAAAAGTAATGAACAAAGACGAAAAGAAACGCAACGAAGAGATTGCAAAAGAAACATGGGAGAGTTGGATTGTTGATTTAGAAGATAAGGAACAACCTGAAACATGCTCAATAGATGATGAAGATTGTGAAGCCTGTGGTTCATGAGTAGTATAGAAAACAAAGTGTGCAGTAAGATACTTGATAGAGCTGAAGTCGGCAAAAAAAAGTATGGCACAACTATGGATAGAAAAGACTTGACAGAGTTGGAATGGCTAAAGCATGCACAAGAGGAAGCAATGGATTTAGCAGTCTATTTAGAAAAGTTAATACAACTTAAGTTAATAAAATGAACGTATTAAATAAATTGTTTATATTTGTAATTCCTAACAATAATTGTCTTGTCATCAGTTGTTTTGTGTGGAGTTGTTAGGTAACACTAGCAGCTCCATTTTTTTTATTTAAAAAGTTATGAGAGGAATAATCAATCAAGTAATACTCAGAGGAATCAAAGCAAACGATTCTCAAAGGAAGATAAAGCTAACACTAAAGAAGCTGCACAATATTACTATTGCATCTGAGGTGTTTAAAACTCGCTACAATGCCATTAAATCAAGAATTAGCCAAGTATTACCCGAAGTTACTAAAGCTAGCAGAAAAGATAACAAAAGGAAATAAGGTTGATGCACAGGATTT